CGGTTTGGCGAGGTGTGGTGGTGCTACCCCCGCGACGACGCAACCGAGTGCACGCATGCCGTCATCTACAACGTGCGCGAGAACTCTTGGTATGACACCACGCTCCCCGCCAACAAGCGCGTGGCCGGGGGCCACTGCAACGCGTATGCAGCGCCAATTCTGACCGGCGACTTACGGGGCGAAGGCTACCCGGTTTGGATTCATGAGCAAGGGGTTGACGAGATTGACGGGCAGAGCCTGCAGCCTATCGAGTCTTATTTCCAGACATGCGATCTTTCTTCCGTAGCCACAAAGGGTATTAACGCCAAGCTGCGCCTAACCCAGATTGAACCTGACTTTGTACAGTCTGGCGACATGTATGTGCAGGTTACGGGTCGGGCAAACGCCCGCTCTCCGGAAGTCCAGAGCCGGGTCTTCACCTTTCCCGAGTCGGCCACCGAGCCTTACCAGCAGATCGTTGTGCTCAAAGAGCAGCGGCGGGAACTGCGCGTAAAATTCGGCTCAAACGCAATCGGTGGAGATTACCAAATGGGTCAGATCATTGGTCATATCGACATGGGCGACCATTCGTCACTGGGATGATAACCATGCCCTACAACATGACGTTGACCGACTGGGCTGACCAAGTCGTGCTCGACCTGGACCAGTACGGGGCCTTCAGCAAACTTGAAGGCGAAGACTGGCAAAACTGGGGAGTACAGTTCTTGAACAACAACTCCCTCGGCCGCTACATCCCGATACCTTACGGGTTCACAGACTGGAAAGAATGGGCAGAACGGTTCTGCGGGGCATTTATATGAACACTCAAGAATTGCTGGACAAACTTCAAAACTCTCCCCAGGTGCGGCAATCCATCGCGCAGGCCGTGGACCGTTTGTCACAGAACCCTAAGCTCACCCCTGAAGTCATCGACGAGATGATGAAGATGTTTGAGTTTGTGATGCAGCGGCCGGACTCCTATGCTGATTTCAGGCAGCAGGCAATGGAGTCCGGAGTGATGGGCCCTGGTGACCTGCCTGAACAGTTCGACCCTGTGGTTATTGGTATCATCTTGCTGGCCTTGCACATGCTGCGCCAGCGGATGGCCGGTGAGCAGCCTATGCAGCAAATGCCCCAGAGCGAGCAGCCTATGCAGCAATTTGCGCGCGGGGGTTTGAGCAGTGTGGCTGCGCAGGGTCGGAACGGTGACACCATGCTCGCGCACATCAACCCGTTTGAAGCGAAGATCCTGCAGGCTTACGGGGGCTCGGGCGGGGTTAACCCTCGCACCGGGCTGCGCGAGTACGGCATGCTGGATGACTTGTGGGGCGGAGTTAAGGACCTCGTCAAAACGATAGGCCCTGTGCTGCCGTTGGCGCTGAACTTTATTGCCCCGGGGTTTGGAGGCGCCATCGGAAGCGCTCTAGGCGCGTCGAGCGCGTGGGCTCCTGCCCTCGGCGGCGCTGTGCTAGGCGGTGGCCTATCGGCGCTGACCGGAGGCTCTCCGGTGACCGGAGCGCTCATGGGTGGGTTGGGCGGTGGAGCTGGCGGTGCTGGCTCAGGCCTGGGGCTAAACCTCAAGACCGCTGCGATGACCCTGCCCGCCATTTCAGCTCTTGGAGCAATGCAGCAGCCTGAGAGCCCGCAAGCGGCTGCTCCAGGCCGTACAGCGGCCCAAGAAGAATACTTCAACCGTCCGATGCAGACCTTTGACTGGGACCGGGTTTCACGTGAAGCTGCCTCTGCTGGCCTGGACCCTAACGCTTACGTCTCACGAAACTGGAACAAGTTTAGCACCGGAGCTTACAATGTTCCGGTGAATATGGCCCACGGCGGCGCGCTGTCAAAAGTAGCCTACTTGGCGCAGGGTTCGGGCTCTGGCCGAGATGACACCATTGACGCCCGGCTGTCGGATGGGGAATACGTGTTTGATGCGGAGACGGTGGCCTTGCTGGGCGACGGCTCGACTCGCGCTGGAGCCCAGAGCTTGGACCAGATGCGACAGCAAATTAGAAAGCAAAAGGGTGCGGCTCTTGCTCAAGGCAAATTCAGCCCCGATGCAAAATCACCACTCTCATATTTGAAGGAGGCTGCATAATGGCCAGCTTGTTCCAGGGTTCACCCCAGACCGCCACGTCCTACACCACCAGCACGTCTGAGACTCCCAAGTGGATGCAGGATGCGATTTACAACCAGATCCAGGTGGCACAGGGTATTGCGAATGCCCCCTACCAGCCCTACACGATGCCCACTGTGGCCTCGTTTTCCCCGCTGCAGGAGAAAGCCTACTCCGCCATCGAAGCTAACCAGGGTGCTTGGAGGCCGGGCTTAGAGCAGGCGCAGACCGGTATGCAGGGCTTGGCGGGGGCGACTTCGGTTGGCAACATCGGCGCGTACATGAACCCGTACACTGCCAACGTCACCGACCAGATTGCCAAGCTCGGTGCGCGCAACTTGAGCGAGAACCTGTTGCCCGGCGTGTCGGATGCGTTCGTCCGGGCCGGGCAATTCGGCGGCTCGCGAATGGGTGAGTTTGGTTCGCGCGCATTGCGTGACACGCAGGAAAGCATATTGGGTCAGCAGGCGCAGGCGCTGCAGTCCGGCTACGGTCAGGCCCTGGGAGCATCCCAAGCCGATTTGTCCAGGCAGCAAGGCGCGCTCGGTCAGTTGGCCCAGCTGTCGCAGGTTGGCCAGCAGATGAGCACGGCTGATGTTGCCGCTCTTGAAGCTGCTGGCCGTGGTCAGCAGGCGCAGAAACAGGCTGAACTCACCGCAGCGCAGCAACAGTTTCAAAACGAGCAGCTTTACCCGCGCCAGCAGATGGACTGGCTTAGCACCCAGATTCGGGGTATGGCGCCAATCACACCTACCACGCAGACACAGTCGGGCAGCAGCACCGGCGCCACCTACTCAGCCTCTCCGCTGTCCCAGTTGGCTACGGGTATGGCCGCAGGGGCAGGCCTCTATAACCTTGGGACCAAGACATGAACGAGTACCAACAACTCCTGCAGCGCTACGGGGTCAGCTCACAGCAGCTCCCCTATGCCGGTATGGCTAAGCCTGCGGATACCGCAGCGCCGGACTACGCGGACCTGATGAGCAAGTACTCAACCGACCGCTCGGCGTACGACAAATGGCTCGACAGCTACAAACAGCGGGTAGCCTCGCGTAGCATGTACGACCCTGCGTTTACCGGCGAAATGCTCGACACCCCGACGTATGAGTATGGCGCAGGGTACACAACGCCTAAGGCACCTACAGCGCCGACGACCCCGGCAGTGCCAGTAGCGCCCGTTTCGGGGCTTCAGCGGCTTGCGGACGGCGGACAAGACTTTGGTGGTTTCCGAGCAGACATGGGCAACTGGGACACCAGCGGGCGTAGCCTTACGGGCGGTCTTATACCCGGACTGTTTCAGGGGCAAGCGCCAGCACCTGTTTCAGACCTAAGTACCTACTCGGACGCAGCACGAGCGGCGATTGATGCACAAACGGCTGCGGATAATGCTCGAGAGGCTAGTATGTCCGCTGCGATGGCCCCGACCTATTCCGATGACACTAGTCAGAGACTTGACGGCACTTACTTCGGTTCGCCTGCTTTCAGCTCGCCGGTAAGCAGTGGGTCAGCTGTTGCCGATAATAGTTATGGCGGGTTTGGAGACACCACTGGCGGTAGTGACACGATGGGTATTGCGGGGGAGTATGCCCGGGGCGGCATGGTTCGCCGCAAGTACGCTGAGGGAAGCCTAGTTGACTTGGCTGGGCGTTACGGTATGGCGGGTGCCGACGGACCACCCGACGTGCGCCAATCTGAGGAAATGAGCCCGGCGCAACCTAACCTTGACTCAGCGCCCGTGGCATCGGATGAAGACGTCATGGCCATGTACAACAAGTACCAGCCCACAACACAGCCTTATGCCCAGGAGTTAACCGCTGCGCGTAAGGCCGCCTCCGAGCAGACTGAAGCCTTTAACCAGATGCTGCAAAAGGCGATTGCCGCACCCGGCGAGGCAGCCCCTTCCAAAGCAGAGATGTACTTCCAGCTGGCTGCAGCTTTTGGCGCCCCTACGCGCACGGGTAGCTTTGGTGAGAGCCTGGGCAAAGCGGGCGAGGTCTTGGGTGAGCAGCAGAAAGCTCAGCGCGCGGCCGAGAAGGCCCAACGCGCACAAACCTTGACGCTGGGGTTAGAAGGCCAGAAGATGAAGATGCAAACCGCTAAAGAAGATCTCGGCGCACTGCGCACTTTGGCCGGTGAAGAGATGAAAGATGTACGTGCGCGATATCTTGAAGACTTGAAAGACCGGCGCGCTCGTGACCTAGAGGCGCTGCGTGAGAAGTACAAAGCAGGAGCCCCGGCCTCCGAAGCCGGTAAACTGGCAGCTGACGCAGGGCTAGTGCGTGGCACTCCCGAGTTCAACAAATTCGTGAGCAAGTACATCGATGACAAGATGTCCAGCGGCAATGAGTACAAAGCGATCATGGCTGGCATCGCGCAGCAGGGTCTAGAGTTGAGGCAACAAGCCGGAGAACGCGCTGCCGAGCAAGCCAAAAAGCTCACACCACAGGAGTTGAAGCTCAAGACAGACACTGAAGACATGGTCGCTCAAACAGACCAAGCCCTCTCCAACTTGAAGCGAGCCTATGCGCTGAACCCAACCACATTTGACGCGTCTACGGTGGACGTGGTGCAACGTAAAGCGCTTGAGGCTGTTGGCTCCAAAGACCCCAAGGTTGTCAATACGCGCGAGATGGAGAATCTGCTTGAGAAAGCTGCTCTCTCGCAGCTCAAGGCTACATTCCCTGGCGCCATCTCCAATGACGAGCGCAAGGCGTTGCAAGATGTGCAGGGTCTCAGCTCGAAGAGCAAGGAAGAGCGCGGCCTCATCATGAAGAACGGCTACAAAGCGCTCCAGTCTGTAAGGGAGCGCTCGGCCAAGCGACTCAATGAGATCAACCAAGGGCTGTACCGAGACACCGCACCGGCTACGGGGGAGATTGAATAATGGCTGACAAACTCACCGGTGCAGCCCGTGCCGTACTTGGGCAAGGCCTTGCCATGGGCTGGGGCGATGAGGCCGAAGCATGGCTCCGCTCCAAGCTGGGCCAGGGCTCATACGAACAAAACCTGTCCAAGATCCAGCAAGAGTACGGTGAATACTCTAAGGAGTCTCCGTTCGTGTCCGGCGCGCTGGAGTTTGCCGGCGGGGCTGCGCCGGGCGTTGCTGCGATGTTGATTCCGGGCGGCCAACCCGCCGGTGCCGCGCAGCTCCAACGCTCAACTATGGGCGCGCTGGGTCGCATGGCGGGGCTAGGTGCGGCCACGGGGGCAGTCTCGGGTGCCGGGTCCGCCAAGGAAGGTGAGCGTCTCTCAGGCGCTGGCCAGGGCGCAGCTTTAGGCGCGGCAATAGGAGCGGCGGCACCGCTCGCGATTCGGAGTGTTGGGGGTGCGAGCAAGTGGCTCTTGGACCGGGTTGCGCCGACCGAGGCCCGCATCCAAACCAGAGCGGCTGAGAAACTCAATGCAGCCCTACAAGAATCCAACCTGTCACCCCAAGACATCGCCATAAAGATGGCGCAAGACCGGGCAATGCGGGTGCCTTCGGTTACAGCCAACGTCAGCCCTGCGCTGTCTGACCTAGCCGAGGCCGTGGCGCAGCGTACAGGCTCAGGGGCGCGTAAGGTCGAGAAAACCCTGACAGAGCAGAAAACAGGCGCACGCGAGCGTACCTATTCTCAGGTTAAGAAGGGCCTGCAGCCCGGTGACTACTACGCCGACGAGCAGAAGCTGGTGCAAGACCTGCGTGACCGCGCCAAGACGCTCTACGACAACGCCTACGCCCACGGAACGGTAGATGACCCGCGCATCAACACAGTGCTTAAGGACCCCGAGTTTGCAGGCTTCTTTGCCAAGGCAAAAGAGATCGCCAACAAGGAGGCTATGGCTGCGAAGCTCCGTGGCGAAGACCCTAGCAGGTACCAGCTGCAGGAGATATACCAGCTGGGTAGAGACCCCGCAGGCAACACTATCGTCATCAGCACCCAGCTCCCTGATGTTCGCACGCTGGATTACATGAAGCGGGGTATTGACGCCACTATTGACAGCATGTACAGCACCGGCAAGTCTGCCGAAGCAACCGCGCTGCGCGACTTGCGTAAACAGTTTGTGAATGCGATAGATGAGAATGTTGGCGCCTACAAACAGGCGCGCGGTGCATACGCGGGTGAGATGGAAGTGATTGACGCAATGCGCTCGGGGCTGGCCGACTTTGGCAAACTGGACCATGAGCAGATCGTCAAACTCGTTGCCGGCATGAGTCAGGCTGAGAAAGAAGCCTACCGCACCGGGGTGGCGCGTAACCTATACAGCCGCATAATGGACCCTTCAGGCAACTTCAATGCCGCCCAGCGCGTTATTGGTTCGCCCGAGATGCAGACTAAACTGCAACCCCTGTTTGACAATCCAGGCCAATTCCAGCTGTTCAAGAATGCGCTAGAGCGCGAAGCTCAGTTGTTCGGCCAAGCTAACAAAGTGCTAGGGGGTTCACAGACAGGCAAGCGTACGCAAATGCGTGAGCAGTTGGAAGAGAACAGCGACATCGCCCAGGCGTTTAATCAGGCTGCGTCCGGTAACTTCTGGCAGTCACTGACCGGGTTAGCGTCAAGAACAATAGGTAAGGCGAGCATCAACGAGAAAACCGCCTCCAAGATGGCCGACATGCTGATGAGCAAAGACCCGCACGAGGTTGCGGCCGTTGTGCAGCTGCTAGAAAAACAAGCTGCCGGAGCCCCACAAAGGGCGCTGGGTGCTGGCGCTGTTGAGGCCGGTACCACCACTGGGACAGCTGGCGCAGTCTGGCCAGCCCCGTCCCCAGAAAGCGCGCCGGCAGACATTGAAGCCGATGCGAACGCAGTCTCCCCAGTAGTCGGACCTGACATCGAAGCTGATATCGCTAAGATGAAGTGAGCCGGGGGTCGCGCTGCTTTTCCACCTGCACTATGTTGCGCCGGGCTAGTATGATGCGGATATGCTCGGCGGCGTCAAACTGACAGTCCGCCCGGGCTTGCTCTATAGCCTGCATCAGCTCTTCTTGTGACTTGTCCCAGTGCAGGCCTCGCCCTAGCAGGTTCTCTATGTAGGCCCAAGTCATCAGACACCCCCACGCACGGGGTGCGGGCAATTTTCAGGCACCTCCACCGCGCACCAGACAGCTTGATAAGGGGACGCGCCAACCGGGGGCTGCCACCGGTCGATGTAGACGTCGGGCATCTTGCTGACCGCCCGGTGGACAGCTCGGTAAGGTACTCCTGATCGGGCAGCAATCTGCGTCATAGTCAGACCGTCGTCACACTGGCGCAAAGTGGTACGAATAGCGTCAATGTTATACGTCATGGCCGTTTCCTCGGTAATGGAGCCCAGTGCGTCCAGAATTGTGTCTCACCGGGACGATGGAAATACTGACCCAGCGAAGCCACGCCACCGCGCCCAAGCAGGAGGATTTTTACACTGGTCGGTGTGCTGGCATCGATGGGTATCCAGTAATAGTCTTGTGACACCACTGCTGTGCGGGTGCTGTCCAAGCGAAACTTGGACTCCATTTCAATTCTTGCGAATTCGTCGTCTTCGTCTACCACGGTGCGTCCTCATGATTGTTAGGGTTGAATGGGATTGGTTTGGCTGGCTGCGCGGGGGGCAGCTCGGTGGGGAAGGGCCAAGTGGTCATGTGTTCTTCTCCTTCAAAATCCGCTGTGCTGCGTACATACCCGCTACAAACGTGGACTGCAACCGCTGGCCTCTTTGGACGGCCTGTCTGGTAATTTCGTTATCGGTCAGTTCTACCCACGGGCGCTGTGCTGCGGGTGGGGCGGTGTAAACGGACGTTCCGACTGGGGGCACATAGCTGATGTAGTCAATCTCGCCGCGCTCATTGAGAACTTCGCCTACCGGCTCCTGCTCTGGCTGCTCCAGTGCGGCCTCTCGTTTCACATATCCAGCCGCCAACAACAGCTTTTCATTTGTGGGCGCTGCTGGCTCGGCCTGCTCCAGTGCTCTACGCAGTGCAATGATTGCTTCGTCCCTTTGTATGAGCATCTGCTGCGTTTTCATGGTCGGGAGAAGCAAGGCATCGATAGCCTGATGCATCACTTCTTTGTGTGCCATGTCCCCTCCTTGATGCCGTGGGCGGCTTCGATGGCCCGTGTAATCCTGCGTTTCACGGATGCACTGGCATTGTGCTCGCCGTCAGCAACCGCCCAAGGCTGACCAATCTCATCCATCGTCAGCGGCTTGCGCTGTTCTGGCTGTGCTGCGGGTGGGGTGGTGGCAAAGTGATCAGCCAAATCCCGCGCCTTGTGCTTGTTGATACCCTCTCGGACTAGGTTGACTACTACCATGTCGCGCCACTGACTCGGCCCCTGCTCTGGCTGCTCCAGTGCTTTGCGTAGGGCGTCCATTGCCACGCACAGGTCTTTCATACCCATCGGGTTATCCCACGCCTTCAGCACCTGCTGCATTACTTGTTTGTGTGCCATGTCATGTCCCTTCCAATTTCTGCTGCTGCCCTGACGATGGCACGGCGGGTTGTTGCACTCATATCGTCTGCGTTATCTGACGCCTGTTCGTACCAGTTTTCTCCTCGCCATTTCCATGCTGTCGCACTGCCGCTGTTGATCTGTATAAACAGCCCCAACTTCACCGCCAGCCGCAGCGCATCGCCATCGTCGGTGAGGGGGTTCCAAACTTGTTTGATGCCAAGCACCATGCCCCACTCATAGCCCGGAATTTCATTGGGCGCTAAAACAACAGTGTTCCAACGCATCCAGCGACTGCTGCATTACTTCTCTGTCAGTCATCACATCCCCTTATCGGCCAGTGCTTCGGCCAAGATTAAAAGAAACAGGGAGCGGTGCAAAAGGTTTTCGTACCTAGCTGCCCAATCGCCCTCAATGTAATTCGGCACAATTCCCGCCATTACGTCATACATAAAATCTTCTTTGGCAGGGCGGCTGTCGCCAGCCCTTTCCCGCAGCGCCGTGCTGATCGGGCCATATTGCAAGTGTTCGTCATCCGGGTGAATGCGAAAGTCGTCACCCTTGTAATCTGCGGTAGGAATGTACGCAGCATCTAACCAGCCGCCTCGATCATTAGTTTGTATCCTCGCCCCACGGGCGGCAGCATGTAGTAGTCGGCTCATGTGTTTCCCCTTGCTCTGATGGCGGTGGCAAGACCGATTGAAGAGAACTGGTGCTCCTCGCACACCTTCGCGCAAGCCTCACGCTCGGCAGCAGCAACAAGGTTGGCAAAGGCTTCAAGCTCTGGGACTGGCGCAACAGTTACGGTCTTAGAGCCGTCTGGGTGGATAGCAACCACCCTTTCAAACCCAGCCTCCTGCGCCAGCTTGATGATGTCGTCTTTGGTCATTTCAATATCTCCCTCTCCAGAACTTCGGTTGCATCGGTCAACTGCTCATACAAGTAGTCAGGTAAGGATATCTTGCTCACCAGACTTGCGCTTTCCATTGCCGACAGTAGGCGCAGTATTTTCAGCATCTCTTGTTTAGTCATAGTAGATACCCAATGAAAAAAGCGAATGCCGCTGCCGAGATGGCGATGATGAGTAGTACGATGGCGAACTCCAGCCACGGGTGCATGTACAGGTCTTCGTCGTCTTTGATTTCGTCGTTCATTTAGCTTCTCCTTTAGCTATTGCTGCACGGGCGTCATCCCATTCGGGCTTGCCGTTATCCCAGTACATGACGCCTTCCAACGCCACCAGCAGTTCCTGATTGAGTTCATGGAGTCGGCGCAGTTCGGCGGCGGCTTCGTTCTGTCCAAATCCTTCAAGGCGCAACGCCAGCTTTATTGTGCGGTTCATGGCTTCTGGTTGTGTCATGTCAACTCCTTTGCTTTCAGCATTGCGTCTGCGTATTCGTAGGCATACTTTGCTGCACGTTCTGGCGGGTATTCTTCATAAGTAGCCAATGACACAAGTGCCTTCGCCGCGAAGTAATCGCGCAAGGTCATTCCTAAACAGGGCGCAGATATTTGCCCCATAACTGGATGCGTGGGAAACGCTGGGCCTCCTGTGGTTGTTGTCATGTCCGATTCCCCCTTGCACGGATGGCATCAGCGCACTCTGCAGCCGGCCGCCATTGTTGCTGCAACTCATCACACAACTTCGCGCAAAAATCTCGCTCGGCAGCAACAGCCTGTTCAATCAGGTCTTGGTAAGTGGCCTCCACTGCGTTGGAAAAGTCCGCAGCTAAAGATTTGGAAAGCTCGTCTTTGATCATCATGTCCGGTTCCCCCTACTAGGCAGCTTGTAAGCGTCCATTGACCCGGCTCGTGGTACTTGCGCGGTGTAATCACCATCGCCTGTTCTGTACGTAGTGCGATCCCAGATGTTCAGTTCTGGTGCGCGTACTTCACCGGGTCTGCGTTGACGCTCAACGTATGGCCCCGTGGCCCCGATGCTCTTGCGGATTTCCTTGCCCACCGTATCGTTGGGCTTGCGTGCTAGGTGCAGAGGTAGTGCCTCGCGCTCTGGTGCTTTCATACTGTTTTCTCCTGGTCAGCGAGGAATTTACGCAGACGTTTGATTCGGGTATCTTGGTAACTGACTACTGAGGCTGCATACTCCATCGCGGTGTGTGCTTCCAGCCGACTCAGCTCAGCCTCAGCTAGTTCGGAGGAGGCTTTCTCGGTAGGGGTGAGACGCCGGAGGGCGTGCTTGGCGAGTTGGATCAGGCTCATGCAGCCCTCCATACAAACAAGTCCATGCAAACCACGACGAACGCGGTCACATAGGTAAGCGCCAGTGCGACGCGGATTGGTGAGAGTTTTTCCATTTGAGTTACAGCCTTTCAAAGTTAAGAGTTAGGATTTGAATTTTAGGCAAGACACCTTGTGACGCAAAGTTGTATTTTTGAATCAACAACGAAGAGCCGATTGTTAAAAACAATTAGGCGTGTACGGTCTCCCACAGCCACCGGGCTAGCAGCAGCGCCTCGGCCCGCCCGTCATGCTTCTTCAAGTGTAGGGGCGCTGCCGGGAACAGCCGAGTCGCCAGCGCCCGGCTCAGTTCTTTGTCGCTGGTGAGTTTGAAGTACTTCTTCCAGGTCGCGGGGTGCACCTGCACGAGTTCAAAACCCGCTGTGGCCAGCACCGCCCGGGCCGCCCCGTAGGAGTCCCCCAGGCTGAACACCGAACTCACCCCCTGCCCGGGCATAGCGCCTACTTTCTCAATAACCGACACAACCGCCTCACCAGGTTGCAGGTGCCCCCTGATGAGCGTTTTCATACCCTGCGGGGAGACTTCGTTCTTAACCGAGCCAACCCCCTTGAGAACCACGGGCATGTCCTCTACGGCCACGTAAGCGCCATCTCGGAGGAACCCCAGGGCGCCTGTGAGGCCGGGGTCAATCGCGACTACAAGCATTCGTACTCTCCGCAGGCGGCAATTTGAGCGTTCTTGCTGAGTGTCTCGCCGGTGATGCTGCATACCCACTCGCCGGGCAGCGCTGCGGGGTCAACGTGCACGCAGGACCGGCAGGTCTTGAGCGGCTCAGCGCGCCCGGTGCAGACTTCCTTCATGTCGCAGAACTTGCAGCCGAAACCCTCACCGTCAGGGCTAATACCTGCGGGCTTGAGCGTTGCGTTCACCAAAGTGGTAATCTTGCGCCGGGCGGCCTCCTGCACGGGCTTATCAGCCTTTAACCGCTCAACGTAGAACTGCTCGTCGTCCTTGCACAACGCGACGTAGAGGCCGCGCTCAAGCCCGCTCATCATCATTCCGGCCTGCACCTGCACGTAGTGCTCAGGCTTGGACTTCTGGACCCCGTGCTTGGCGATGCCGGAGAAGCTATTTTTGTTGTGTGTTTTGATTTCCAGCACGTGCGCAGTTTTCTCAGCCTCGGGCACGCCCTTGACCACGCCGTCTAGCTTGACGATGAAGTGCCCGGTCTCGTCAACGTACTCGAGCTGCTGCCCGGTCTCTGGGTCACGGTCCCATACGCCCACCCCTGCAGCACGCAGGTCGGCTACAATCCGGTCCTCCTGCCAGTGCCCGGTGCCAAACAACCTGAGCATACGCCCACCGAACTTAGCGGTAGCATACGCGCGCCAGCTCAACCAGGTCTTACGCATACACTCTTCGCCCAGAAAAGAGGCCCCCAGGCGACCCAAGTAGAAGCCCCGCTCGGCCTCTTTCACTTCATAGGTCCGGTAGATGTTGTCAATGAGCTGCTGCTCGCTGCTCTTAGGTAGTGCCACCATAGTTATGTCCTTATAAAGCTAAAAAGGGGAGCCGAAGCTCCCCACGCTGGTAAAGTGGTTAATCCCAAGGGTTGGTTGGTTTACCGCCCGACTTTGCTGCCGGGGGCGGCGCAGCGGGCTTCGCGGCCGCAGGCTTAGCAGCCGCTGGCTTCTCATCAGCTTCAAACAGGAAAGACTTAACCACGTTGCTGTCCGCGTAACCGCCCGTGCCTTTGTCAATACCGACCGAAGCCTTGAAAGGCTTGTCAATCAGCTTGTCGGTGTCGTCAGCGTTAGGCTTGCCGCAGGCGGTGGCCCAGGCCACGAGCTGCTGGCGGCCGATAGCTTGGGCCTTCTCGCTCTTGTTGATGATGTTGAAGTTTTGCCAGATCCAGTGGCCCGCGTGCGCGCCACCGACCACCTCAAACTTCACCTTGATCATCGTGCCGCCAGACTTAGTCTCTTTCTCCTCAGCCTCAAGCGCTTTGAGCGTGTAGTCGCCCGGCTCAATAGGCTCGCGGGAACCCCCGCCGGTTGCAGTTGCGTCAACTTCGCTGACGTCGAATCCGAATTTAGCCATGATGAATACTCCTTAGTGTGCCAATGGGATGAGCTTTGACAAGTTTTCGATTGTCATTTCGATGTCTTCGGGGCAGCTGAAGCGGTTCTTAGCTGCGTAGGCGGGGCTCTCGACAAAGTGCAGCAGTCGCTCGCCGGTGGTCACGCCGCGCGCCTTGGCGGTGTCAAAGCCCTTTGCGTCGCTCTTCTTGATGATGACCTTGAAAGCGCAGAACGCCAGCACGTCAACCCACTCCTGCATTAGCGCATTGCACGCCTTTGGCAGTTTCGGTTGGTAGCGGTCGTACGGGTCGGTACGGGGGTCCTCAAACTTCACCACCGCAGCGTGAGCGATGAGCACCACGTTCATGTCCTTCTTGAGCCGCAGCGCATCCAACCCCTGCAGGATCTCACGGAACTCTTCAGCCATGTACATCTGCCCTTTGCCGTAGGCTTGGGCTTTCTCGTCGTACTGGGCGTTGATGCTGGCGCTGATGAGCGGCTCAACCAGCCAATCCACCGAGTCCACCACCACGGTCTTGAAGTCATGGTCTTCTTTGAGCAGGGTTTTGATGCTCGTCACGACGTCGGCAATGCTACCCGCCTTCGGGAAGCTCACCACATCCAGCGAGTCGATACCGTCTTCAGTGCTGATGAAGATGGGTTTAGGGAATTGGCTAGCCAGGGTTGACTTGCCGATACCGTGCCCACCGTACACGCAAATGCGCGGGGGGACCTGTTGCTTGCCGGAACGCAAGCCGTCTTTCCAGTTACTCATTATAGAGCTCCTACAGTTATGCAGCGTAAGCTGCGGAATCAGCACCCCGCGCCTCAGGACTGAAGTCCCATCGACGTGGAATGTAGACAAACTCATTACGGTCCCAGCTGAGCGTGGTGATGACATCATCAAACTCAGAGGCCACCGCGATGCAGATACCGCAC